ATGAGTAACGCTGAGTTCGAGTCGGCCTGCCGCGAGCACATCGATCGCTTCTTTGCCGCTCATCCCGATGAGGCGGTGCAGAAACGGGCGCATAAGGCGTTGCGCCTTCTTCGAACGATTGAGCCGCCACCAAAGGGGAAGCCCGAGGGGTGGGCCGCCGGAATCATCTACGCTGTGTTCAACGACGGCAAGATTCCCGTAGGTGTACCAGGCCTGCTCAACAGCGAGTTCGAACAAATGATGGACGTCACAATGTCCACGGTTCGCAAGCGGGCGGCGCGGGTCAGGGATTTGTTCACCTTTTGAGCCCGCGCATCAAAACGCCCGGCCGACCTGAGTCGAACCGGGCGCTTCCGGGGGCTGATTGATTACTTCAGATCGTATCCGGCGGGAAACCCGCGTTGATCATGCTGTTGGGAATGTTCTCAGGCCGCCACGGGTGTTTCAGTGCGCACATGACCGACGGCGTTGGCGATCTGCGCGTCGGTCGGTTCGATGCCGAGGTGGACAACGATCCGTTCGATCTGCCCGGCCGGGTCGGTGCGCAGATCGTCGAACTCGATGGTCAGGTGATCGGTCTCAGCGAGGAACGCGGCCTTACAGCCCCACAGCCAGCGCTGGACGGCTTCGGCCTGGTCATCGGTGACGTGCAGCCAGCCAGTCTCCGTGGCGGATCGCTTCTTCAGTGACCGGATCGATTCCGCAAGCGGCCGGTCGATGTGGATCACCCGAAGGGCGTCGCCGCAGACTTCGCGCAGTTCCTCGCCCATGGCGCAGAGGTGCGGGTACTTGCCGCCGGCGATCGTGTTCTTGAAGAACGCCTCGCGCCGCTTCTCGTCGATGAACGATCGCAGCTCATTGACGAGTTGCTCGCGCGGCACGGCCAGCTCGGTCGAAGGGAACGGATACGCCCGTTCGCAGAGGTGTGCCAAGGCGATCGCCTCGAACCCACCGCGGGGCTCGTAGCCGCCGAGCTGGTTGCCCATGTGGACGCCGAGCTTGTGCAGCACGCCCGCCAGGCAGCTTGAACCGGATCGGTGCAGGCCAATGACGGCGACGAACGGGGGCAGCTCATCGGGCTGCTTCTGCTGCCACGGGCCGTCCGACCAGAAGCGCAGGCTGAAGTTGTTCCCCGCGATGTCGCTGCGACCGCTGTCCTGCCCGATCAGCCAAGGCGATGGGGCGTAGACCTTGTACTGGCCGCTCTCGTGCAACATCCCCAACCGGTGATCGACGTGGAAACGCGGCCGGTGGGCGTGGTTGGGATAGTCGCACAGGTGCCGGTACGCATCCTTAATATAGTTGCCGCGCAGGGCATGGGCGTGCGTGCGGTTGCCATTGCGGACCTTCACGATGCCGTTGTCGACGATGTCGGGCGGGCGCAGGTGCTGGCCACCGAGCATGATGCCGGCCCAGTCGTCGGCCCCCGGAAGCTTGGCCAGGAATTCCTCGACGACTTCGGGGAAGCGCTGGGGCAGCACGGCGTCGTCCTCGAGAATCAGCACCGACTCCGCGCCTTCCTGAATCGCCTGCTGCAGGATGCGGACGTGGGATTGATGGCAGCCCCACGCACCGCCGCCGGCGCGCCACCAACCCGGGGCCGGCACGTGGTGTCCGTCCACGGCGGTGAATCGCTCGATCTCGCGGAACGGCCAACCGGCGCTGGCGACGTTCTCCTGAAACCGCTGCCAACGGTCGGCGCGGCGGTCGAGGTTGATGCAGACGACCTTGTCGAAGTAGTCCTTCAGGTTCATGATGACGATCCAGATGAAGACGCGGACGAAGAGCCGGACGAATCGCTGCTGCCAACGTCGCTCGAACCGCTCGGCGTGCTGTCAGTGCCGGCTGACGAGCCGGATGATGCCGGCCCGCTACCGCTGCTGGACGAGTGGCTGCTCTCCGACTCGCTGACAGACGATGAGGATTTCGCGCTGCCGTGGTCATACATGGGGATAGGCACTCCGGATGAACCGCTCGTTGGCCTCGAATTGGCGGCGCGTGCGGTCGGGGAATCGCAGGCCGGCAAAGCCCTTGCGGATGCCGGTCAGGCTGATCACAAGGCGCACCCCCGGAACCCCCGGTAGTGGTCCATCGTTACTTCCGAGACTGAACCGGATCACCACCTCATCGCCCTCGACACGCGCCCCGACGAGGACCGGCGCATCCGGCTGACATCCGCACACCTCGACGCTGCCCGGCTCGCACACGTCGAGGAATCGCGGGTCGATCTTCACGCGCGTGTCGCCGGTCACCTCGGCGATCATCACGTCGTTGAATCGCACCTCCGGCGACTCTTTGACGAACAGCGCGGTGTAGCCCGTCTGCGACCAGCTCGCTGGAACGATCGCGGTCGACTTGTCCGAGCCGGACCCGCTGAACGAAGACGGCTCGGAACTGCTCGAATCGTCGGACCCTCTGGCGCTGCTGCTTGAACTACCGCTTGAGCTGCCGAAACTGCTGGAGCCCGACGGGCTGCCTGAACCGCTTGGCGAGCCGTCCGACGACTCGAAGCTCGATCCCGACGATGAGCCGCTGGACGAACTGCCGCAGCGCACCGTGTACGTCGGGCCGTCTTCGAGTTTCACGCCGGGCGGATAGCACACCTTCGACGTGTGGTACTTGAGCGTGAAGTCGCAGCAATCGTCCGAAGTGTCATGACCCGGTGTGCCGCCGCTCGACCCACTACCTTCATCGCACGTGATGCCGGTGACGACGTACTGCTGGGCGCGGGGCGTCGGTTCCTCGAACGCCTCCTCCAGCTGCACAGCGATCTTCGGTTTGCCGTCGACCTCCTTGACGGTCCAGTAAGCCGTGCCGCGCGTGGCGGCGATCATCTGAGTCTTCTTCGGGCGGATGTCGGACTCAATCGGCCCCTGCGGCTCGTTTTCCTCGTTGAGCTTTTCGCCGGTGTGGATATCAAAGATGTCGTAGGTGAACGTGCAGTCTTCCTCGCAATTTTCGCCTGCCTCTCCGTACTTCTGCTCGAGTTTTACGTCGAACGTGATCGCCAATGGCTCGGCAATGCCGACCTTGAGCAATGCCCACTTGAGCCCCTTGCCGCCTTCTTTCCAGAGGATCTCCGCGCCGCCGTGGTGACCGGTCAGCAGAATCGTCTCCTCGTGCTCGATGTCGGCGCGCAGGTGCGTCTCTTCCTCGACGTTGATCCGGCAGGGAATGACGCCGCTGACACAGGCCGGGGCGATCTTGCCGTCCTTGACCGGCTCGAGGTACACCGCGAAGCGCCCGCGATGGACGGGCACGACTGGCTTGACGCCGATGGCGGTGGCGCGGTTCTTGAACTCATCCTCGTTGTCGTTGGGACCGATGATCGGCGAGCTGATGCCCACGGCGCTGAACCGGTCCAAGTCGCCGCCCGTATCATTGCGCACGGGGATGATGTCGAGTTGGGGGGACACCGCCTGACTGTTACGAGCCAGACCGCGCTGACGGCGACGAAAATCGAACGCCGCGTCAACAAACGCGTTGAACGTCTGCGCCGGGATGCGCAGCGGATCGCCGGATTGGACTTTTTTCAGGCTATCACCCATCGACAACGATTCCTCGCGCGGCAACGGCCGCAACATCCATCCCTTACATCACGGAGTCGGGATAGGGCCGGGCGAAGCACGATGAAAGATCGCCGTGCTTCTGGTAGTGATCCAGCACCCGCTGCGATTGCCGCCACCAGTCGTATCCGAGCCTGCGATATGTCCGAACCCTTTGCTGGAGTTTCGCCAGCGCGCCCTCGTGCCACTTAAAATGCTCGACCCGGATCGGCATCGCCGCCCGTGCCGCCAGGTCATAGATGTTGAACAATCGATGGTTCAGCTCCCGGCCGGCGTGGTACGCAGCCTTTTTGACGTATTCGTCGTCGACCCGATGGAATCCGTCGTTGGGCCGCAGGTAACCTCGATATGCGGCAAGTTTGACCGTGCCGCTTCTGACGCGGGCCAGACCGATCATGACATCGGCGCGCCGTGGGAACTGATCATGGATCGATCCGTACGGCCCGCCCGGCGGCTGCACCGGCTCCAACTTGCCCGAGGTGGCCAATCGATCGATGTAAGGAGCCTGGATCGCGTTGAATGGCACGTCATCCGCGAGCACCTTGCGCAATTCATCGGGATACACGTGAAAATCATCGGCGTCGGCTTGCATCACCCAGTCTTCATCACGCGCGTACTCGTCGAGCAGCGCGTGCCATATCGGCTTGACCTTGCGCGAAGTGAATTCGTCGACCCATCGAATGATGCGAGATACACCTGCCTGCTCCAGCATCCGCTCAGCTTCGCGCATCTGATCGCTGGGCGTTTCATCATTGAGGATCACGATAACGTCCGCAGGCCGGACGCCCAGTGACGTGTAGTGCTCGATCCAATGCGGCAGCAGCGGCAAGTCGTACCGCACGCCGATATTCGTCAGCAGTTTGATCGTCACGAACAATCACCTCCGCTTGGTCAGGTCCCGATCCCCAGTGCCCCGAAGTTGCCTTCGTCGTAGACCTTCTCCACGTAGGCCGCGATAGGCTTTTTGATCAGCATCTTGGCGTTGTCGTCCTCGGCGTCCTGGTATCGCACCCACAGGTACTCCCAGCCTTTCTTCGAGATTCCGCCGATGTCGCCGACGGTCAGGCCCGTCTTGTTCGGGCTGCCGGCGAAACGGAACGTGATCTCCCAGTCGTCTTCGCCGCGTTTCGAGCCCGATGCGCCGAGGAACAGGCATTCACCGGCAGCCAGTCCCCTGAACGAGGAACTGTTGACCTTGCCAGTGAGATTGAACAGCGCTCCCTTGTAGGCGTTGGTCACTTGGCTGGCCGGCACGTAGTGCGTCTCGGCGAAGCTGTAGACGGGCACCGTGATGTCAACGCCTTCGACGTTGTCCTGCGTGACGCCGATCGCGCCCCGGAAGTCTGGGGCGTTCTCTCCCGGGGCGGCGAATGCACCCACGGTCTGAAGCGACTGTGTGATGTGCTGCGTCCCGCCGGACGTATCGAACGAGAACGACGATTCACCCGTCTCCGGCTCCTGCTTTTCCAGCGGCACGTAACGCACGGTGCCGAGATAAGCGTCGAGTCCCTCCAGTTCCTCGACTTCGGCGTCGTCGCGCACAAGGCCGTCGTGTACGAGCGGGGAATTATTGATCAGTTCCAGGCGCGCAGCGCTGTCGTCGGACGTGCCGCGGATCAGATATCCCAGCTCGGCGCTCTGGTCGTTGAGTCTTCGGCCGTATCGTTCCTGGACGGTGATTGCCATATGAATCCGTGCCCTCTACGCGAACGCGATTGCGTGATCGTTAATCGCCCGTTCAATGCGCTTGGTGTTGCGCGCCGTGTCCTCGACACCTTTGGCAATGCGCTCTTCGGTCTTACCCGATTGCAATGCCTGAATCGCAGCTGCATTGAACGTGCCGCGCACGCCGATCTTCTCGGCCTCCTGCTCGACCACGTCGTCGAGTCCGTCCAGCGCGCGGCGTGCCTTTTCGATGATGTCATCCGGAGAGCCGGGACCTTCCAATCGCTCCGGGTCGTCAACTGACTCGGCAGCTTCGCGCTTTCGCCGCGCTTCGTCGACCGCTTGCTGGAACTCCCTTCTCGCCTGATTCAGCGCGTCCTGGGTTGTTTTGCGTTTGGATTCGGCCTCGGCGTCGAGGGCCTTGAGCCGCGCATCGGCTTCCTTGCCGATTTGCGCCAATGTGGCGTCGTGTAGTTGCTTGGATTGCTTTCGCTGCTGTGAGCGCTGTTGTTCGCGGGCGGCCAGCGCCGCGTCGCGTTGACGGTCGATGCGCCGGTTGTCCGCGTCGTTCTGCTGGTCGGCCAGCCGCTTGGCCTGATCCACGTCGAATGTGTCGTCGAAGAGTCCCTGCAGTTCGAGCAGTCGCTTGGCGGTCCAGTTCACCGCGCTGCCCCACGCTTTCTGGAACCCTGCGGTGAACTTCGTCCAGATTTTACTGAGGAATGCCGTCGTCTCGATCCACGCCACTTCGAGCGCATGCGTGGCGATCTGCAACGCTGCGACCGCGCCGAAGAACGCCTCGCTGGCGATCTTGAGGAACCCGGTCTTGAACGCCAGCCATAGGCGGTTGAGTTGGTCGATGCCCGTCTGCCACGCGAGCTTGAGCGTCAGCCACAGAATCTTCGCCGCCAGGCCGATGTCGCCGGCGGCGAGCGCATCTCCGATGCCGCGCCACGCCGCAAGCGCGGTGTCCTTCAGCGCGTTGAAACGCTTGCCAAGCCAATCGAGCGCCTTGCCGCCCGCGCCGGTCGCTTGAATGATGAATGCGCCCAGCGCCGCGAATGCGGCGATGACCAGGCCAATCGGAGAGACGAGAAACGTGATCGCCGCCGCCAGCAGTTTGAGGACGGCGACAATAGTCGTGACGACGGTGATCAATAGGCCAATCGCCGAACCAAGACTGGAGATGATCGTGCCCAGCACGACCAGAGCCGCGCCGGCGGCCAGCACGATCGCGGCGACTTTGAGCACCGTGACGATGACCTGGCGGTTCTGCTTGATCCACTCACCGGCCTTGGTCGCGACCGTTGTGAACCTTTCTGCGACCGTCTGCAGTATCGGAGCCAGAGCCGCGCCAATGTTGAATACACCCTGCTTGATCACTTTCCACAGCGAATCGAGCGCGTCGGTGAACTGCTCGGCGGATTCGGCGTCCTCCTTGCTCATGGTCAGGCCCAGCCGCCGGGCTTCGGCCTGAAGCGCCTCGATACCCTTGGCCCCGGCGGCGAACATCGGCAGCAGATTCGTGCCGGTGCGGCCGAACAGGCTCATCGCGATCGCCGCGCGCTTGGTCGGGTCCTCGACCTTGCCGATGCGGTCGGCCAGCAGCTTGAACTGCTGCTCCGGCGACAGGCCGTCGAGGTCTTCGAACTTCAAACCCAGTTCATCCAGCGCGTCGGTCTGCGTCGACAGCCCACGTCCGGCGTCGAAGATCGATCGCTGCATCTTGCGGAACGCCATCTCCAGCGACTCGAACTCGGTGCCGGTCTGTGACGCGACGAACCGCAACTCGCTGAGCGTCTCGACGCTCAGGCCGGTGCGCTTAGCCATCTTGGCGACTTGGTCGCCGTATCCGCTGAACAGCTTCGCCGACGCCGCAAGCGGCGCGAGGATCGCCGCGCCGAGGCCCACGACCTTCAGGCCAAGGTTGCGGATACCCTGGCCGAAGGCCTTGAGCTTCTTCTCGGCGGCGCGGAGTCCTCGCACCAGCTTGCTGTCGTCAGCAAACAGCTCGACGAACGCGCGGCCTGCTCGAATGCCTTGGGTCGACGCCATTAGATACCTCTCCCAGTGTCTCGCCGATTCGTATTCATCCGGGTAGCATCTACATTGACATGAGCACGCAGGCAGTCATCGTGAAGCGTCGAAACGGACGGAAGACCACAGATGAAACTGTGGAGATTCCGGATGACGCGACCCTCGTCGCAGCCGCAATCGAATTGCGCGAACTGGGGGGCGCGCAATTGCCAGCGGCAGGCCGATACGGCAATTGCATTGGGCTTTACATCCCGCCCCGGGATTACTTCGTCGGCAACGTTGATCCTTTTACCGGTGAACGCGGTCCAACTCGTAAGGGCGGAACCATTCCTCCAGTCTGTGCCTTCTGGCTTGGTACGGACGCTCGTATCGCGGAAGCTCGATACGAGCGTAACCCCATCGACATCTACTATTACTGCAAGAGAACCGACGGCATTCAGCGTGAGCTGTTCCACGATGAGCCGCAGGACATCACTGAAGGCGCGGTTCGGATCGTCGAGCAGACCGAGTATGAGCGAAATCCACATCTGCGTGAGCTTGCATTGCGGCATCACGGTCGCACCTGCGTTGTGTGCGGATTTGATTTCGCCAAGGTTTACGGTGACTGCGCAGATGGCTTCATCCACGTCCATCACTTGACGCCTTTGTCGAGTGTCGGCGCTGCTCACACAGTCAACGTAGAGACAGACCTGATTCCCGTTTGCCCAAATTGCCATGCGGTCATACATCTCAACGACCCACCCTATTCCCCCGCCGAAATGCGGGAGATGATTTCAAAGCACCGCTGATCGACGCTTCACGTTCCTCAGTTGATGGTCTGACCAAGGCGCTGACGCGCGGCGGCGACGACGGCGTCCACCTGGTCGTCGGTGATGTCGGCTGCGGCGAGGATCGCCGCCTTCTGCTCGTCGGTGAGCCGGCCTTCCTGCTCGGCGAGGCGGTATTGGGTGATGCCCAGTTCGAGAAGCGACCGGGCGGCTTGGACGAGGGCGAGGATTTCAACGGGTGTCATCGGGTGTGTCCTCCGTGTGAGGGGGGTGGGGTGGTTGAACCGGTGCGTCATGTCCGGGAACGCTGGTACTTTCAGCGGCTTCGAGCGCCGCGACGCGGGCGAGAATCGATTCGACGACGTTCAGTGTCGTGTCGAACGTGGACCCGCCGTGGGGCAGTTGGGCCTTGGCCTTGTCCAGTTCCGCTCGGGCCGCACGCAGCAGTTCGCCGTAGTGAACGACCTGCTCGTCGTTCATGACCGGCACGTGGGCCAGGTAGATGCGGTTGGCGGTGTTGAGCGCATCACGCTGCTGGAACCAGCGGTCCTGCGGTGTGGCGGCGCATCCGGCAGCGGCGGTGAGCGCCAGGACAATGGCGATGAACAGCAGTGAACGGGTGGTCGTCATGCGTGGGGTCCTTCCCATGGGGTTAGGGTTTGCGGGCGCTGAGACCGCCGAAGCGGTCGAGGTCGGCGTGCTTGATCTGGATGCCCTGCTTGATCTGCTCGACGAGCGAGGCCGGCGGCTGCTTGCCGTTGTTCGCGTCGGCGTAGGCCTTGAGCACGAACCGCAGCGCCGCGTCCAGCTTGGCCAGCCCGGCGTTGGGCGTGTTGTCGGGAATCTGCTTCTCGGCCAGCTTGATGCCGGTGATGATCGAGCCTTCCCACCGCTTCCACTTCTCTTCGAAGGGGTTGAAGGCGCTCGACAGCCAGAAGAACAGACCGACCAGCAGCGCCCAGATCAGGGCGAAGCCTAAGCCGGAGTTGAACAGGTCGGAAAGCGATTCGATGAAGGCGGCGATGTCCATGGTCAGGTGCCTTTCGGTTGAGGGGTCTTCCTGGGGCGGGCTTCGAGTGCCTCGCGGAGCAGAGCCAGGTCTTGCTTGTCGGCCACCATCCGTGATGACCGATCTCGGCGTGCATATGGGTCGAAGTCAGACGGCGTGAACGGCCGGCGCTTCTTCGGGTCGCGGTGGGCGTTGGCGATCAGCGTGCAGATCAGCGATGTGTGCGCCCACCGCTCGCGCCCGAGGCCCTCGGCCATCCACAGCAGTTGTCGCAGGGTCAGTCCGCCGACTCCGGAATCGCCGGGGCCGAGTCCGAGGCTTCCGGCGATTCGCCAGACATCACCCCAGCGATCGTCTTGTCGATGTCGATCCCGTCGATGCGCGTCTCGATCGCTTCGATCGCCGCGTCGATCATGGCCATCTGCTTGGCGACCGCCTTGGCCCGATCGTTGCGGCCGCGTGAGCGGAAAAAATCGATCATCTCCTCGTAGAACGCCTTCTGCGCTGCCAGCAACGTCTGACCGTCGAACGACGCCTGCACGTCCTCGGCGGTGACGTTGTGCTTCTCGAACTGCGTCTCGAGCATGGCGCAGAGCACCTCGCCCAGCAGCATCTCGTCGGTGCCGAGTCGTGTCAGCAGCGGCGGCCCCCCGGATTCGTCGCCCGCTTCGGGCTGGAGCAGGTCGATACCGAGCTTGGCCTTAACGTGCATGGCGGTGCCGAGCGTCAGCGTGATCGTCCAGGTGCGCCCGCCCGCGTCGGTGAATGTCTTCATGTGATGAGTCCTTCTTATTAAGGATGCGTTGGTGAGACGATGACCGAGGGCTTCCGGGGCTTCCGGGGGGGGGGCTTACGCGACCTCGACCCACTCCTCGAACTCGGCGAGCTTGGCGGTGACGCTGACCATCACCGCTTCCTCGAGCGGCTCGTTGCGGCTGAAGTTGGTGATCGAGAAGTCGCCAAGCGGCCCCTCGGTCCCGCTTGTGGCGCTTTCGCCGGTGAGCACCGCGAGGCGCAGCGGCGTGGAACTGAGGAACGCCGTTTTGATCGCCTCGAAGCCGGCGTCGCCGGGTTTCCAGAGCATCTCGAACTCGGCGGAGCATTCGCGCAGCGTCGGCGCGGTTGCCCGCCAGCCCTGGTTCGCGCGGGTGCTCACGTCCGCCTCGCCGGCCTCGAGCGTCAGCGACACGTCCTTGACGTTGTCCATCTCGGTCAGCGAACCGAGCGCGGTGCCCGCCGGGCCCTGGTAAATCTTGGCGTTCATGCCAAGGAGAAATGTCTGCGGCATTGTCGGGCCTCCTTGCTATTTCACGCTGTCGCGCCACATGGCGGGCAGCTTCGGTTGTTCCTTCTCGAACGCGGGGACCATAAAAGGTCGCGGTCTGTACCGCACGCGTTTCCTGCCGACCTTGCTCGTTCCGCCGTGTTCAAGCAGAGCGGGCGCTTCACCGCGTCCCTTCTGACTCAGCCGCACCGGCCCGATGACCACCGATTCCTTCCGGGGGTCGTAGCCGAAGAAGATGAACTTCTTCAGCAGGCCGATGTGGCTGCTCGGCGGCTTGCCGGGCGGCGCGGGCTTCTTGCGCTTGCGAATGCTCTGTCGCGCCGTGCGCCGCACGAACGCCCCGAATCGGCTGAGCACACGTCGCGTCGCGCGGTCGGTCCTGCTCGTGACCGCCTTCTTGTCGAAGAACAGCTTGGTGATCTCGAAGCCGAACATGCTGTTCACATCCGCACGGGTTCATTTCAACGCTCGGTAGGTCACGGTCAGGACGCTGGTGAACACACGTTGCTCGGCCAGGTGCTCGCGGGCGTAGACCGGCTCGTTGTCGATCGACACCCACGCCGCCCCCGGAATTTCCTGAAGCGTCCGCCGGCGCAAGTAGTCAGTGATCTCGTCCACCAGCGTGCTCAGCGCCTCCACGTCGTCGTCCACCTGTTTGCCGACGCGATTCTGCACGCCGACGTCGATGGCGATCTCGTACTGACTGGCGGCGCGCGTGCTGCCGGTGATCTGCACCGACCGTGGCACGACGGTCACCTTCAGTTCCGCCAGGTCGGCCAACTCGAAGATGGGCAGCACCTGGCGCTCGGCGGTGAACGCCTGGCTGAACGTGCCCGGCGCTGCCGTGTTCAGTTCGGCGGCGACCGCGTCCGCGATATCAATGACCAAGCTCATGCCTCACCCTCCGATCCAGACGACGAGGGCCGACGACAGTCCGGTGAGCAGCGCGCCGACGATCAGCCAGATCAGCTTGCTCTGGCGCTTGGCGTCCTGTTCCAATCGATCGAGGCGGATCAGGATGCCGGGCTTGCTGCCGTTTACGGGGGTCCCACGGATCGCTTCGTCGAGGCGATCGAGCTTGCGATTGATCGCTTCGAGTTGCTTCTGCGTGCTGTCATTCGTCGCATCACTCACGCGGTTACTCCGGGGGCGCTCCGATGTCCTTGGTGTGAATCCGATACGTCTGGCGGAATGGATCACTCCATCGCCAGCCCTTGATGTCGTCGCCGAGCGCCATCACCTCATACTGCCGCCCGTTGGCTACGATCACGTCACCTGGTTCCGGCTCGCCGCCGGTCAGTTCCTCGGCCAAGATCAGGAAGTCCCACACGTGCGACGCGATCGTGGTGCCCCCTTCATCCGCGAGTTCGATCTCCGTTCGACCGAACGTCGCGTTGACGGTCACCGGTTCGATCACCGGCGGCCTGCGGTACTCGACGGGACTGGACATGTGCGCGGTGCGCATGCGTTCGAGCCAGTCCGATCCTTGTTTGAGCAGGTCCGTCACGGTCATCTCCTACTGGGTCAGGCGCACGCGGACGAAAGCGTCGTTGTCGCCGGCGGCGGCAACGGTCTTGCCCAGTGGTTTGTTGGTCCCGGTGGTTGTGGTCACGACCTTGTTGGTTGCGTCCCAGTTCACCTTCTTCCCGAACGCGATCGCCTTGCCGCTGCCAGTCGCCTTGGGGAAGTCGAACACGCCGGTCACGTGCAGCGCGCCGAGCGTGTCGGCCGGGATGTCGCGTTTGGCGACACCGACCAAGTCCTCCTGGACCACCACGTCGCCGGCAGTGACATCCGCGCCTGGGGTGTAATCGATCGCGTCGCCGTCATGAATGAATCGTGCCGTCATGAGTCGTTGCTCCTTGAGTGCTTGAGTGGATCAGGTGCGACAAAGACGCGAGGCGTTGGTTTACGCCTCGCCCTTCATCTTCAAAGCCCCGCGGTGGTCCTGCTCGCGGACACCGAAGTCGATGTACCCACGGAACTGCACGCCCAGCGTGTTGAAGTCCGCGTCGGTCTTCTCGACGGTGGGGCGATCGACGCCGTTGAGGAAGGCGATCTCGATCGCCGGCAGGCGGTTGGGGTCGGCCAGCAGATACCACGCCTTGCTCGAGGCACCCGTGAAACTGGCGTTGGACAGGTACACGCTGGAGACGACATCGAACTTGCCCACGTGCGGGTTGTTCACCGGCTTGGGTTTGTTGGCCGTGGTCGTCTCGTTCAGCTGCATCGAGTTCATCAGCTGCGCCGCCGGCACCTTCAGCGCCGTGGGCACCAGCAGGATGCTGGCCGGGATGCCCAGCGGCCGGCCGTTGGGCTTGGTCTGCTCGCCGAAGAGCACTTCGGCATCGGTCAGACCATCAACGCTCAGGGCCGTGTCCGCGCCGTCGGCGAAGTTGCCGTGGTCGGCGTGGAAGAACGTCTTGCCATCGGACTGCACGGGGTTCTTGAGCCACAGTCCCCACACCGCATCGGCGATCGACTCGGCAGCGCCCATGCCGATCTGGCGCGGGATGTCGGTAAACGCGCCCATGTCATCGTTGATGATCATCTGGCGCGTCAGCGCGAACATGATCCCGTGGGTGTCGGCCTTCTGCCCGAACTTCTGCTCGTCGAGTTTTCCGTGCTTGAGCTCGCCGTCAGCGCTGACCTGCTCGAACTTGAACGCGCCGGTCATGCGGTATCGGCTGTGCTCCTTGAAGTCGTTGACGCTGGCGATTCTGGCGACCCGACGCCACGCGTCTTCGATGTAGTTGTACCCCTCCAGAAGCATCTTGTTGGCGATGTTGGACAGGATGCCCGGCAGCGACGCGGTGCTGAACGCCGCCTGCAGCCAACCGGTCGCATCGCGTCGGAAGCGCGGCAGCTGCTGGCCGCACGCCAGCTCACAGAACTCCTGGATGCCCACGCCGCGCAGCTTGTCGGCCGCTTCGAGCACCGGCTCGTCGTACAGCGCCTCGATGCGCGAGTTGGGCAGGCCCGACGCCATCAGCGCCACGGCCTCGAACATCTGCGGGCTCGTGTTGCGCGGACGCGATGACGCGGCAGCGGGCACCTGCGGACGCGAGGCGCGCAGGATGTGCAATTCGGTCTTGGCCACGTCCCATCCCTCCTCGATGGCCTTGGCCTCAAGGTCGGGGTGCTTGCCTGCGCAAAGTTTCTGGATCGCTTCGACGCGGCGGGTCTCGGCCGCGATCCGTTGACGCATCTGCGCCACGGGATCGTCGCCGGCGTCCGCCGTCGACGCGGCGAGCGTAGTCGGAGTCGCATTCGACTTCGGAGCGTTCTTCACCGGTGCTTTCGGCTCGGTCGAAGCGGAGGTGCCGTCGGGCGCATCGGCATCGTCCGGAACCGTGGTGGCGGTCGTGGTCTGGACGTCCTTGTCCTTCGTGGCGATGTCGGGGGCGGTGTCTTCCATGGACTGTTGCTCCTTGCTGGTGGCGGCGATGCGTGCGCTGGTGTTCGTGTCTGCTCCGCTGTCGACGAATGAGATTTCCTTGAGGATGGCTCGGCGCACCACGTGCAGCGGGCCGTTGAACGTTCTGCCGTTGACGGTCACCTGCTGGCCGTTGGGTACGAACTCGGCGTCGATGACCGCAGCGCCGATGCTCGCCTGCCAGGGAAAGCCGTTGGTCGCCGACTTGGCCACATCGCGCGCCCAAGAGGTGTCACGGCTGATCAGGCCCTCGGCGACGACGGTTCCGTTCTCGATCGCGACGCGCTGCGTATGCCCAACTCCCTGACGCGGGTTGTGGTCCAGGCGAACCGGGATGTCCTGACGATCGATGGCCAAGCCTTCGAGATCGACTACGACCGGGTGCGGGAAGCCGGTGATCCGCATCACGCCGCCGGTATAAGCGACCATGTGGAAGACAGGATTCTTCTTCTCGGCTTCGCCCGCCGCCTCGATGGTCAGCGGGCACCGGAAGGTCAGATAGTCAGGCTGCTTGTCGTGCTGTGGATTCGGTTCCGGGGGCATCCGTGTCGGACTCCTCATCGTCGTCGGGTGAAGCGGGTGTGTCGGCGGCGTCGAGGCCGAGCTGGCGCATCAGCTGCCGTTCCTTGGCGCGCTGGCGCAGTTCAACCTCCCAGTCCTTGCCCTGGCGGGCGTACTCGGCAGCGAGCGTGGTCGTGTTGCTCATCAGGCGCGTCGATTGGGCGTTGGCTTCCTTGGCCGGATCGACGTGCTCGGTCCCATCGAAGAACCACTGCCCCCGGATGTGCGAGACGAGGTCGCCAGCGCTGCGCAGGAATGCGAATTCCGGGAGGAGCATCGCCTCCTCAAGCCACGCCGCGAAGATGCGGTCGAGCACGGCCTCAGCCAGGTGCGCCTGCTCGACGCGGATCGATTTGAAGTAGGTCTGGTGATCCAGGCGGCCGGAGGCGTAGTTGTAGCCAGCGCTGTTGCCGGCCGCGACGTTGAACGGCAGGTTCAGGCAGCGTGCGATCTCGTTGAGAATCTCGCGCTTGAACTCGCCGTAACCGGTCGCCGGCTGCTGGGCTTCGATCTGGCCGAGCTTCCAACCGTCGGGCAGCACTGTGGCCATGCGCTTCTCAAGCTCGACGATGTCCATCGGCTCGAGTGCCTGTGCTTCGCCGTTGGCCGGCGCGTCGGTGAAGAGCACCGCAGCGAAGTCGGCCGCCGTCTCCGCCGCCGCGATCACCGCCAGTGTGTAACGGCGCAATTGGGCGAACAGCGGCAGCGCCGGCGTGATCTCCGGCACGCCCCGGTGCTGGTCAGGGCGATCGACTCGGAACCAGTGGATCACCGAGTCGGCAGGCACCACATCGAACTGGTTACGCCATGCACTGAGGTCACCCGGATGCTGGCGTAGGATCGTGTACGACAGCGGGTTGCCGATTGGGTCGAGGCTGATCCCGTCCACCTCATTGACGCTCGGAAGTAGCGATGCGACCGGTGACGCCACGCGATCGGCTTCGACGAGTTGCACATCCAACATCACCGGCGAGTCGAGCCGAGGATTCCGGGGGTTCCGGGGGCGGGGGTTCAAGGTGAGGACCGCAAAGACCTCGCCGTCGGTCGTCTTGGCCATGCGCATCGCACGGAGCTTCTCGGCGAGGTTGATGGCCTTGGCCCAACGTGCAAACGCGGACTCGACGCGGTTGTTGATCGTGGTGTCCGCCGTCAACAGTTGCAGCCTCGGCCCGGTGCCGATGCAGTCGTTGGCCAGCGTCAGCACGATCCCCTTGGCGTAGCTGTTGTTGGCGACCTCGTAACGGGCTCGCTCACGCAGCTTCTTGCGAACGTCTGTTGACGCGGCACTGTCCGCCGACAGCGCATCGGCCATCGCCCAGTGCCGGGCGTTCTCGGCAGTGGTCTGAGCCGCGTCGTACCGCGCCCGAACCACCCCCGGAACCACCGGAAATGCCGGGAGGGACCGGTTCCGGGGGTGGGTCTTCCTTGACCTGCTGCGGAACGGCCACATCAAACGGTCCCTCCCGGCGAGATCTTGGCCAGCTTGATCCCGAGTCCCTTCGCGCGGCTGGCCTTCTTCGACTCCAAGTACTTGTCGGCTTCGATCTGGTCCTGCAGGTCGTGCTGCTCAACAGCGCCGCTGTCCCCGCTGGCCTTCTTGGGCCCGGCCGCGTTCTCGCGGATGTCGGTGTCGAGCTTGTCAGGGGACTCGGCCAAATTGCTCTCCTACTGCCGACCAAATGTGGTGGGCAATAATCAATTACCCGGCCCAGACGAAAACGGGCGGGAGATGATTGCGGAAGGCGGAGAATGTTCCGCATGTAGAACTTGAGGTGTGACTCGTGGCTACGAAGTTGTCGCGGCGCACGTCTCATACGTCGTGATGCGCCGCCCGCAGTAGCGGCATTCGCGCCGACGCAGCAATCGACCGCCCAACGCGCGGCGTGTGTAGAGCACGCGGAAGTGGGCGCAGCCGCACGTGGGGCATTCGAGCCCGCGCTTCTGCTGGCGCGAGGAGTTGTCGGTTGCCTGAGCCATCTACCGTCTGGCCCCTTGAAGCTCCGACAGCCGAAGCCGTTGCCGTGAAGGAGCGGATTTGGCTTCGGTGCCGGGCAACACCGCGCCCTGAATGGACGCCGCCGTCGCGCAGCCGACCAGGCAGTCGAACCAGTGGTTGTCCGGGCCGCCCGCTCGCAGCTTCCATTCATCCACCACTCGGCCCCGGGCTTCGGTCCGCACGCGGTACTCGGCGGTGAGGTGCTCGGCGATGAGCTGATGTTCGGCGGGCTTGCGGCCGAACAGCGACAAACAGCCCGGATCACCCATCGCCACCGACAGCCGGGCGTGAATGAAGCTTTTCCAGTAGTTGGTGTCGATCAACACGTGGCGCACCTGGCGGCGTCCCTGCACATTCGGGATGCGCCAGTGGTGGCCGACGCGCTCGCCACGCTTTCGCTTGTATTCGCTGAACGGGATGCTCGAAGCGCCGACATAGCGACCATGACTGGGCATGACCAGGCTGGCGTGGGCGCTCTGGCGGCAGAACTGATAGACCACGTCGGTAGACTGGCCCCAGTTGGCATCAATCAGGCAGCGTTCGATCCGCAGCTCGGCCCCGTCGTCACGCCGCCAGCTTCGAGACAGGTAGTCGCCGGTGAGTTTCTCCAGCCCGGCGTAGATCGAGCCTTCCAACCCCGCGCCCGGAGCGGCCCGAGCGAGGGTTTTCTGCGCCTCGCGCAAAGTGAAGTAGCCTCGTTGCTGATCGGGATAGGTTCCATAATCGAGCACGTAGCCGGTGAAGTCCGCTTCCCACGCGATGACCGTGTGAAACAGCATCTTGCCTTGCACGTCGATGAACATCGTCAGGTGGCTGGCCCCGATGGGGACGCTGCCGCGCGGGTGGCCATTGGTCTTGGCGGCGATGGTCTCGGCGGAGAGTTGATCGCCGTCGCCTTCATCCTCGGGCAGCGGTTCGTTTTGGTATTCGGCCCAGAACGCCCGTTCGTCCTGCAATCGCAGGTTCATCGCGTGCTGGATCGCCGACAGTTCATCCTCGTTGTGGCGCTGCGGCCAGGCGATCACCGAGCCCGCGTCCATTTCACTGCGATGCTTGCGGTAGAACTCGGTGGCCTCGTGGCCGTCGCCGTCGTTGCGGAAGCTGTCAGCGCGAATCTGGGCGTAGGTCTCCCAGAGCTTCTCGTTGTCGGGGAAGGCGTAGACGAGCTTCGTGCGCTGGCCTTGCCAGGCCGGGTGCTTGTCGCGGTCGAGAATCTGATCCGCCATGTCGCCGGGGCGGATTACGGTGCAGGGCATGATGCCGCTGATCTTCTGCCCAGGACCGGCCAGGTTTAGGATCGCGCCGTTGAGCGTTTCCATCCGGGAGCGTACCTGCTGATCGCTGCGCGCCGACTCGTCGGTCTGCGGGTCGTCGAGCACCACCAGCGACGGACGCAGAGCGCGCCCGTCGGCCCGCTTGTACTTCATGCCGCGAATGCGGCTCTCGATGCCCGCCACACGAATGATTGCGCCCGATCCCTCGCTGTCGGGGATTGTCGGCAGGACGATCTCGTCGGCCGTCCAGACGATCCGCGTGTGCTTGCCGTTGCAGAGCTGACCTTTGGCGCGGTTGTGAATGCGCTCCAGTGCATGAATCGGGTAAACCGCCTCGGGGTAGTCCTCCAACAAGTGCTCGTTGGTCTCGAACTCGACCTTGATGCTCTCGAGCATGTTGCGGGCGTGCCCCGCGTCCGAGCCGATCAGGCAGACGAACTCGCGCGCGCCGGTGAGCATCGCCCAGATGCAAGCCGACTCGGCCAGCGTGGTCTTGCCGCTGCCGCGCGGCATGGCCATGGCGAACAGCCCGCCGCGCAGCACAGCGGTCTCGATCTTGGCGATGACCTTCAGGTGGTCGTCCGACCACGGGAGGCAGAAGGTTTCGGGGAAGTAGGTCTCGCAGAAGAACCGAAAGTCCTCGCGCGCCCGCGCCTTGCGCTTCAGATCGACCACCTCGGGGATGTCGCCGATGTCCCGGCCGATGGCTGACAGCTCCGCGTTGCGGGCGCGGGCCGCCTCCTTCAACGCCTCGTAATCGGCGGGCTGCTTCTCTGGTTCCGGGTTGTGGCGCAGCCACACCAACCACGCCGCATAGCGCAGCAGGTCGACGTGCTTTTCGTCGCCGATGCGGTAGCCCGCCCGGTTGCGATGACGGCGCAGTTGGCGCTCGCTGATCACCTCGCCCAACGGCGTGGAATTGAGCATGCGCGTCAGGACTGAGGGACGTAGCTTCCGCGGGTCAATCGCCATGTGTCGCCTCCCGCACCAGCCAGGCGGCGTAATGCACCAGGTTGACCGTGCCGTCGGCGTTGGTCGGGGCACCGGCGTCGATGTCGGTGCGGACCATCGCCTCGGTAATGCGGCGACTACCTGCGGTGGCGAGGATTTTCGCCGCCTGGGCGGGCGTCAGGGCCGTGATTTTCGGCGTTTCGGTGGCCATATCTCTAGCCCCACGGCATGCTTGCGAGAATCTGTAAGTTCTTTTGGGACAGGCGGTTAATTGCCTTGATGTTCACGCGGAATGCTGGCTCAATGTGTGTGTAACGCAAGCCGCAACAAGGAGATACGCCATGCGAATCACGCGAATCGACATCGAAGGCCACGCCCCCGGAGGCAGCCGCTACGCCACGATCACCCGCCGCCGGGGCAGCGGGTGGATCGAGGTCACGGTCCTCACGCCGCAGAAGCCCGACGGCAAGGAGCACCGCATCGCCGCCGACGCCGACGAGCAGGAACTGTGGAACCAGGCCCGCAACCTGCACTTGGCCGTCGAAGGCCGCCACGGCACCAACAGCGACATCCACGACTACCTCCGCGAGCTCCAGCGCTTCGCGGACTGAAACAGAAAGGACCAAACCATGACGACCGCCAAGACCACCGACGACAACGCGAAGACCACGATGCTCCTGATGCTTCGCGCCTTCCAGACCGCCGACAGCCACATCCCCGACGGCGAGTGCCGCGAGAAGTTCGAAGCGATGCTCGAAGCCCAGGGCATCGACGACATCGACACGCTGATCGGTGACTTCATCGAGCTGATGAACGCCGCCCGCTAACCACGAAAGGACCACACCATGGCCACGAAACAAACCGCCCGCGAACTCTATGACGAACGACGCCAAGACATCGCCCGCGTGATGGACTGGATCGAGCTCGAACTCGACAAGCACAAGATCAATGCGAAGGGTAGCCCGACCGACTGGGGCTACCCCGGCGACCTCGGCCACGTCCGAGAGAAGCTCATCGAAACGCTCGCATTCCTGTCGAACGGCGAGCCGCAAGAGATCGAAGACCTGCTCAGCGAATGTCGCTGAGCTTCCTTCTTTCACCCTCCAACAAGGAGACCCGCAATGAAGAAGTCCGACGTACAGATTGGCGCGACCTACCTCGTGAAGGTCGCAAGCAACCTCGTGCCGGTGAAGATCACCGCAGAGCACGCATCCGGGGGCGGTGGATGGGAAGGCACCAGCGTCAAGACCGGCAAGACCATCCGCATCAAGAGCGCCCAGCGCCTGCGTAAGCGTCTGGGCGACGTTCCCGACACGGCGACCGAGCCCGCCAGAGCGACCAAGGACGCCAAGGGCGGAAAGAAACGCGACACGGGCGAACGTCGGGCCAAGGGTGGTAAACGTGACGGTTCCGAGGCCAAGCCGCTGAGCCTCCTCAACGCGGCGGCGCAGGTCCTGGCCGAATCGACCGAGCCGCTCAACACGCGCGAGATGGTCGCCCAGGCCACCGAGCGTGGACTGTGGACGCCGCGCGCGGGCAAGACACCGGCCAGCACGCTGTACGCCTCCATTTTGCGTGAGATGAAAACCAAGGGCGACGAAGCGCGCTTCACCAAGGTCGAGCGCGGCAAGTTCACGCTCAGCACCACCGGGAAGAAGGGAGCGTGAACCATGCCGACGCGGCACCGCGAACGCAACGTGATCTTCGACGTGGTCGACGGCGTCCTCGAACGCAGGGTGATCTTCCCCGACGGCCGGACGTACACGCACCGCTGCACGCGCGATGTGTACGAGGAGGTCGCCCACGCGATCGAGGAGCGCGGCGCGCAAGGCGTCACGCTCGACCCACTGGCCAAGGCGCTCGACCTGCCGTTCACGCAGGTGAACGTCGCGCTCGAGTTCATGAAAGAGCGAGGGTGTGTTGTGACGCGCGGGCGGCGCAACTACCCCGCCTCGAACTGCCTTTTCGAGGACGCCATGGTGGAGTTCACGTTCCTGGCTGAACTGCCTTACTGAGATCATCAATCCATCACCTCTTCCACCTCGGTCTCGTCGGCCGAGGTTTGTCCGGCCCAAGCGGGGAGCGGCAACCGGCAAAGAAACGATCCTTTTTCAGCCGGCTGGACTGAGAAACGATCGTTTGCTAGAGTTCGGCACTCGGAAAGGAACGCTTCCTCGCCATGCCGCGCCAAACAGGGACATATCGCACCAGCACGACGACCGGCGAGGCCGTCCAGGCCTTCGTGCCCCATCCGCTCCCGCCCGCCGAGCCGCCGCTCGACCTTTCGGGAAGCCTCGGGGCCAAATGCTCCGACGCCCTGATGGCCCTGGCCCGCCTTGAAGTCGCCGCTCATCTCGTCCCGAGCGCGAGCTGGTTTCTGTACGGCTTCGTGCGGAAGGAAGCCGTTCTGACCTCGCAGATCGAAGGCACGCAAGCCACACTGCGCGACGTTTTGGAGTTTGAAGCGACCGACCAGGCCGATCATCCCGAGGATGTCGAGGAGGTCTGCAACTACGTCGATGCATTGACCTACGCACGCCGGGAGATGGCCAAGCCCAAGGGCCTGCCCTTGAGCACTCGACTGCTCTGCGAAGCCCACAAGCGCCTCATGAAAGGCGTGCGCGGCAGCAACAAACAACCCGGCACAATCCGCAAGAGCCAGAACTGGATCGGCGGCACGCGCCCCGGCACCGCCCGCTTTGTCCCGCCGCCTCCGGAGGACGTGCCGGATGCGCTGGCGTCGCTGGAACGATGGATTCACGGCGATGACCCGTTGCCGCCGCTGGTCAAAACGGGGCTTGCGCACGTTCAGTTCGAGACGATCCACCCATTCCTCGACGGCAACGGCCGCATCGGCAGACTGCTGATTGCGCTGCTGCTGGAGCACTGGGGCATCCTGAAGTCGCCGCTGCTTTACTTGAGCCTGGCGTTCAAGCGACAGCAGCGTGAGTACTACGACCGCCTCTCCACTGTCCGCACCGATGGCGATTGGGAAGGATGGACCGACTTTTATCTCGCCTGTGTTACGGAGGCCGCCGAACATGGCGTCGATGTCGCGCAACGGCTGTTCGCGCTGCTCGGAAAGGATCGAAGGAAACTGACGGGAAGCGGCAGAGCCACTGTCGCCGCCATCCAATTGCTGGACATGCTTCCGGACCACCCGATGGTCACGGTGCCGCGAGCAAGCCGGATGCTCAAGAACACCGCGCCCACCGCGCGCAAAGCCGTTGGCATCCTTGTGGATGTGGGCGTTCTGCGTGAAACAACCGGCAAGCAGCGTGATCGTGTATTCGCGTACCATAAGTATCTCCAGGTGCTCACCAGCGACGAGTCGTGAATCGATTCACTGTGTATCGCCGGCAGGCGACACTCCAGCGGCGCGTTCCGCCTTTCGCCCGGTGAACTTCTCCCACCGCTCAATAATCACATCGCAGTAGGCTTGGTCGAGTTCCATCAGGAACGCCCGCCGTCCGGTCTGCTCGCAGCCGATCAGCGTCGAACCGCTGCCGCCGAACAGGTCCAGCACGTTCTGGCCCGGCAGCGAGGAATACTGAATCGAACGCACCGCAAGTTCGACCGGCTTCTCGGTCAAGTGGACCATCGCCTGCGGGTTGACCTTCTTGACGTGCCACAGGTCGGTCGCATTGTTCGGCCCGTAGAAGTGGTGGCCCGCGCCTTCCTTCCAGCCGTAGAAGCAGATCTCAAACGCGCCCATGAAATCCTTGCGCGTCAGCACCGGGTGTTGCTTGTCCCAGACGATGCCCTGCGAGAAGTACAGGCCTGCGGCCTTGAGCGGCGCGGGGTAGTTGCCGAGGTTGGCGTACCCGCCCCAGATATAGAACGAGCCGCCCGGCTTGAGCACCCGCGATGCGTTACCGAACCACGCCAGGAGCATCTCGTCGAACGCCTCGGCCGTGACGAAGTCGTTCTCCAGCGGCCGGTCCTTGGCCCGCATCTTCTTCCGCGCCTTCGCCGGGTCGCCAACGCCGCGTCCGACATCGAAGCCCTGGTGGTGCAGCTGTGCCTTCTTGTTGTTGAACGAGCTGAGGCCGGCCGCGATGGCCGTGTTGCTGCGCGGTTCCACGCGGACGTTATATGGGGGGTCCATCGAAACCAGGTCGATGGTCGGACCGCCCGCGGAATCGAGCAGTCGATCCAGATCCGCCACGCTGCCGCTGTCGCCGCACAAGAGGCGGTGATCACCCAGCACCCAGATGTCGCCGCGTTGCGTGATCGGATCGTCCGGCGGCTCGGGCACCGAATCCGGGTCGGTCAGCCCTTCGGCTACGTCGCCGTCGAGCATCTTGGCCAGTTCGGTCTCGTCGAAGCCAAGCAGGCCCAGGTCGTACTCGGCCTGCTGCAGGTCCTTCAACTCGATGGGCAGAAGGTCCATGTCCCACTCGGCCAGTGTCGCGGTCTGGTTATCCGCGATGCGATACGCCTTGACCTTCTCCGGCGGCAGGTCGGTGGCGACGTGGACCGGCACCTTGGCCAGCCCCAACTTCTTGGCCGCCTTCCAGCGCGTGTGGCCGACGATGATGACGCCATCGGCGTCGATCACGATCGGTTGGCGGAACCCGAACTCGGTCAGGCTGGCCGCCACGGCGTCCACCGCGTCGTCGTTGATGCGAGGGTTGGCCTCGTAGGGCTTGATGGCGTCGATGGGCCGCAGTTCTACGTCAAACGTCTTGGTCGCATTTCCCGGGGTCATGGTTGCACCTCCCTGTGCTGGGGTTCGTGTGGAAAACCGGACACGCAAAACAAACTCTGCCTATGCTGGCGACTGTTCCCGCCGCGGTCTCCTGCGCCCAGGCCCGGGAAGGAACCATGCCATGCACTTCTTTCTTCTTTCACCCACCCCTTCACATACACACGCATACACACGCATACACACGCGTGCGGGCGTCGCGCGAGGGGGCGGGGGTGAAATGGAGAAAGAAGGAGAGAGAGATGTTGTTTTTCCCTATATTTAAGCCGTTTCCTCGGTCAACTTCTTTCACCTTCACGGGGTGAAAGACGGGTGAAACCTGGTGAACCATCGGCAGGCGCATAGCGATCATGTTTCACCTCCCGGCGTCGTTTCACCCCCATGCTTCACCCCTCCCTGCATGCGATACATCCGGCTCGGGCGTCCTGCGGTCGACCCCGTGACGATCTCGATATCGCCTTGTTGGATGAGCGTCTCGACGAGCACGCTGAACGTCTTGGCGTCCATCTTCATCCGCTTGAGCAGCACGCTGTGCGGCAGTTCTGTTCCGGGCGCGTCGCGCAGCTTCTCCAGCAGCTTGAGGCACTCGGCGTGGAACGGGTTGTCCGCCACGTGCGACGCGGCCATGAACAACATGCGCCGGGTCTGGTGCATGACGAACCGCGACGCCCACTGCACGGCGGCCAGGTTGATGCGTGGCGACTGGTGGTTCTCGCTGATGGCGTACAGCAGCGCCAGCTTGCGCGTCTGCTCACTGACTCGGCCCCAGACGGTGGTGCCAACCGAGTCGCTTCTGGACTCGGCCTTGGCGTACTCCGCCTCGGCTTCTTCACGCGATTCGATCAACAACTGCCGGGCGTCATCGGTGTGGTCCACGATGGCGGGCACGGGATGGACTTCGATCAAATTGTCGCGGTGCTCGCCGGGATGGAATTGCGACCACCACGCCGCCGTTTCAACCACACGCTCGGGCAGCTCGCGGATGCTTGGTTCCTGGCCCGAACTTCGCGGGCCGGCCTCAAGGATGATCATGCGGGCGAAGAAGCCGTTGGTGAGCATCCGCTCGCTGAGCGCCTCGTAGTAGTGATTCGGGATCGCCGTGCCGAAGATCACCAGGCACGGCTGGTCGATCACGCCCGGCGGTGACTTTCCGGTGGTGCTCGCCTTGCGACGCATGGGATAGACGCTGTTGGACGAAGAGTACATCGTCAGCAGCGTGCTCATGATCGCTTCGTGCCGGGCGTCCTTGGCCTTGTTGATCGACTGCAGCATGCCGTCGATTTCGTCGGTCTGGAACAGCATCGTCGGCTTCTGGAACAGCGCGTCCTGGATACCCTCGCCGGACGCGAATCGCTCGCCCAAGGCGTCGGCCAGGCCGATCTGATGGAGGACGCGCGTGTTGATCTTGCGCGGCCAATCCTTGCCGGACGCCGAGTGGGCCAGGCCCAGCAGGTAGATGTTGGTGCGGTTATCGCCGTTGTCACGGACCTTGCGCCCGGCGAGAAAGGCCAGCAGCGATAGCGCCCCGGCGAACGCCATCATCTGGTTCGGGTACGGCGCGGTCGCCAGGCAGTGGTCCATGACCTCGCTGACGAAACCCGGTACACGCAACATCTCAGCGGGCATCGGCCCCGGGTCGGCGATGTCTGGCAGCGCGTCGCCGTTGCGATCGTCATTGCGGGCCGGTGACATGGCCACGATGCCGGAGATGTCGACGCCGGGTTGCGTCTCAACCACATCATCGCTGCCGTACCCCTCGAGGCGCAGCGCCCGGGCTGCCTGTTCGAAATCTCCGCCGTGCTCGAGCAATGCGTACACCGCGAACGGCGAGTAGGCGCGGTTGGGCTCGAACGGGGCGGCGTTCGATGAGAAGACGTAGAACACGCCATCCCTCAGCGTGGCGGAGGTGCCCGAATCTTTGCCGGGTCGTCGCCAATACTCGTTCCCGCCGCTTCCGGGGGCGGCGGCCTTGATCCGCACCCAGCCGTGTTCGGCCAGTAGTTCGCCCACGTCGCCACGTGCGTTGAAGTCGTCGCCAGGCCGATCGGCTACGCCACCGGCAACCGGTCGCGACACGCGGCCACGTGTTGGCCCCATTGCCGTTGACGGACCATCGATCACCGGCGGCACATATTCGTTCAACTCCCACGCTGCCTGGAGCAGCGCGTCACGCTCGGCCTCGCTCAGCAGGGGCAGATCGGTCAGGTCGCCGTGCGCCAGCAGGTAGCCGGCCGTCGGCGCGCAGAGAAAGAGACCGCCTTCGCCACGTGTCTCGATGAGCGTGACGAGCTGGTCGTCAGTCTTTCGCTGCGCCAGCTTCATGTTGCCGCTGACCGCCGTCTCGCATCGGTAGATGACGTGGTAACCGCCGGATGGCGTGATCTCGACGACGAGGCGCTCGCGCAAATCGGCCGGCACGCGGTCCCACCACGTTGCGAACAGCTCGCCGCCGGCGTCGAAGTCAATGATCTCGACGTTCCCCGACACCGTACCGCAGAGGATGCACACGGCGTCGGGGTTGTTTGCCATCCACGCCGACAGCTCCGCCTCGGAGGGAAGCCGCTTCTGATACCGCTTCCACGTACCGACAGCCGGGCGCTTTTCGGCGCGCTTCGCCGGCAGGACGCAGAGGCCCGCGCTTCGATACGACATGGCGGCGTCAGCCAGCATCAGAATGGGATCTCGTCGTCGGGAATGGGCAACTCGTCGGGCTCGCCGCCGGCCAGATCGCCGACCGTCACACCGGGCGGCTTGTCGCCGAACCGGTAGTCGATGATGCGGTCGTACTTCTCGCCGCTTACGTGACGCACCGTGATGGCATGCACAGGCGCGAGCGCGCCGGCTTCGGCCAGTTCGACGGCTTCATCAGCATCCATCGGGCACGGATCGTTCGACCGCGCGCTCCACCACGCCTCGGCCTTCTGCCTGGCGTAACTGCCCGCTGGGTGCTCGACGCAGACCCACTCGCTGCGGTGGTCGTTGAACCCGACGCGGTAGTCAATGCGGAGCGTGCGCGGGTGGCCCTCAGGAGCATCGCGCTTCACGTGTGCGGAATAGAAGATGTCCTGGACTTCGTATTCCGTCTCGGTCACTTCGCCGGAGATGATGCCGGCGGTCGATGCCTGCCGGTCGTGCTGCTCGCGCTTCGGCAGCGGAAACTCGTGCCCGCACTCGGGACAGACCGCGTAGGCCGCGTGGATCAGGGCATTGCACTGCGGGCACTCCTTCGCCGGCGCTTCGCCGCCCCCGCCCCGGGAATCTTTGACTTGCAGCGCATCGACCGGGCCGTGGCGCAGGATGTTGCCGCCGAAGTCGAGGACCAAACAGTTCTCTTTCGACGGATGCAGGCGGAAGCCCCTCCCGACCATCTGGTAATAGAGGCCCGGCGAGTTGGTCGGGCGCAGCATCGCCACACAATCAATGCTGGGCGCGTCGAAGCCAGTCGTCAGCACGTTCACGTTGACCAGGTACTTCAACCCCTCGGACCCGCCCGCCTTGAACCGCTCGAGCGTCTCGGTGCGCTCGAAAGGCAGCGTGTCGCCGCAGACGAACCCACACTCGTGGCCGATCTCGCCGAGCACGCGCTGCACGTGCAGAGCATGCTGCACGCCGGAGGCGAAGATCAGCACCGAGTTGCGATCCTGCGTGTGGCTGACGATCTCGGCGCACGCCGAGCGCACCAGCGAGTCGTCGTCCATCAAGGCCTCGACTTCGCCGGCGATAAACTCACCGCCGCGCAGGTGAAGCGCTGCGAAGTCCGCTTTACGCTTGCCCGCCTTGGTCTTCAGCGGACACAGGTAACCATCGACGATCAGTTCACGCACGCCGACCTCGTAGCAGACGTGATTCAGCAGGCCGTCCGGGGCTGGCGCGCAAATCGTGCCCGTCGTCATGCGGTACGGCGTGGCGGTCAGGCCGATCAGGCGCACGTTGGGATTGACGATCTTCGCGTCGCGCAGGAACTGCTGGTACATCCCGTCACCCGACGGCGGGATCATGTGCGCCTCGTCGATCAGGATCAGGTCGAACCGATCGAGTTCGGCGGCGCGCCGGTACACACTCTGGATGCCGGCGACGATGATCGGGTGGTCGGTGTCGCGGCTCTTGAGGCCGGCCGAATAGACGCCGATCTGGTGCCAGAGGTCCGGGGCCATCGCGTGCAGTTTGTCGGCGGCCTGCTCGAGAAGTTCCTTCACGTGCGCCAGAATCAGCACGCGCCCGTCCCACTGCTGCACGGCGTCGCGACAGATCGTCGCCATGACCGGCGTCTTGCCGCCAGCCGTGGGGATGACCACGCACGGATTGTCGTCCCGAGTGCGCAGGTGCTCGTACACCGCGCCGATCGCTTCGGCCTGGTACGGGCGCAGCGTGATCGCGTTGGAAGGCACAACGGCCGTCGTCATGCCGCCACCTCCGTGCCGTCGGGCAGGATGCAGCGGTCGTTCATGATCGGGATGGTGTAGAGCGTGTCGCTGCGCCGGCCGAGGTATCCGAGGATGAAGCCGTTGACCCACTCGACGGGCCGGCCCGTGCCGTAGAGCGGGATCGGCTTGCACAGACAACCACCTGATCGCGCCTGAATGACCTGCCCGGGCGACCAGATGTTCTGGATGATGCTCGAGTCGGCCCGGTGCGTGTGACCGTGGATGACGCTCTTGCCCTGGCTGATCTGCAGGTGGTTCTTGGTTGCGTGCCGCGCGTGCGACCAACCATGCACGGCGATGATGCGCGAATTGATGACATGGTGCGGGTAGCGGCTGTCCGCCGAGCCGTAACGCACGTACTTGAAGCCGGTGCGCCCTCGACTCAGTTGGATGCGGGGTGCCAGCATCGAATACGCGCCGCGGCCTTCGGTGGTCTGCGCCGCCCAACGGTCGATCCGATACTCGTGATTGCCTTCGACCATGACCAGCCGGTCGCAACACGCCTGCACACGATCGAGCAGCGCGTTGGCTGTCATCAGGTCCGTCTGGTAGTCGCTTTCGGCCACGCCATACGTCGGCGGGTGGCTGGAGAACTGCCCGCAGTCGAGCAGGTCGCCGAGGCACACAATCAAGTCGGGCTTGATGCGCTCGGCGGCGCGACAAAACACCTCGACCGCCCGCGCGTTCTGGTGCGGGATATGCACGTCGCCGAAGGCGAGCATCGTCTTGGCTTTGATTGGCTTGCCGCTGCGTTTAGCCATCATTCCTCCCCCGCGATCATGGCAGCCGTGCGCGCATAGCCGGCAACGTCGACCAGGTTGTCGCGCTTGTGGCGATGGGCCTGTCGCGCCAGCTTCACCGCGATCATGCACAACGGCACATCCATCGCCGTGATCTCACAGCGGGGCCGAAGCTTCTCGGCAAGGATGCCCGTCCACATCTGAGCGGTGCGGGCGAAGTCGTCGCGTGGGTGGCCGTAATCGCTGTGGCGCGTGCCGGCGGTCAGGCGAGCGGCTTCATTGAGGATGCCCTCGCGCGAGCCGGCTGGCCGGACCTTGGCCACGCTGCCGACGATGACCGAGGCGATTGGTAACTCGGCGATCGGCTCGCTGGTCGTGGCGTCGAAGATCGGCAGCTCGAGTTCGCGGGCAAGCAGGTACTCGAGCCGCGCTCCGACTGAATCCTCCCAACTCGGCAGCAGCGCCAACGCATCGCACTGAAGCAGCAACGCCATATCAATGCGGAGGTAGCTGGCGCGCGGCAGGCTGGTCAGGCCGCCAAAATTGTCAGCCGGGTTCACGACCTCCCATCCGTCCTTCTCCAGCCGGCGTGCCGCCGCGTCGAATGCCGGGAAGTTGTGTTCGGGCAGCCCGGTCATCGGGCCTGCGATGTAGATGCGTCCTTGCCTGGTCATCGGTCAGTTGTTCTCCGGATTAATCGCGCCGCCGCAGAGCGGGCAGCGCCGCAGCGGCATGTCGTGAACGCCCACCTCGATACGGCCGCCTGGCGTGACGTCGCAGCGCCGCGTGAGCAACAGGTCGATCTGACTGTCGTCCTCGTAGACGCCAGCATGCTCGAGCGAATCGAGCACGGCCTTCTGGATGTTGTCCAGATCGCGCCGGCGTCGGTCGGGAGGGAACGCATCCATGTCCAGCGCGATGCGCCCGCCAGACGGCGGCTTGCGCGGGCCGTGACCAGCGCCATGGGCCAGGAGGGCGCAGACGCTCGCACGAAACGCCCGGCCCTCCCGGCTGGTCACCGTCCGGCCCCGGTAGTGCCGCCAGTAGTGATTGACGCTGGGCGGATAGGGAAGCGTCAGTGTCATGCCGCCTCCCGATCCCATGGAATCTCGGCTAGCAGGTCGTCACCGGCTTCCTGCTCGCGCCGCCATTCCAGAAGGCTCTCCAGTTCCACCTCGGCAGCGGCGCGACTGGCGAACTCCTGCCTGCATCTGACATCCTTCGTCCAGATCAGGCCGTCGAACGGTTCGCGGCTCATCCAGTGCCCGAAGTCGAGATCGTGGATGCAGTAGAAGGTGCGAGACACTGAGCCGTCGCAAGTCTCGACGATCTTCACGACGCGCTCATTGAAGGTCTTGTCGTCGTTGTTCATTATGCTCGCCTCCTTATCGCTTCCACGGCGGGGTGTTGTCGGCCACCGGCGCTTGGGGCTGCTGGCCGTTGGCGCTGGCAGCGTCCTTGCGGGCGTAGCCTTTGATCTCGTTGGTCAGTTCCCCGGTGTCCTCGCGTTTCTTGAGCTTGACGGTGATCACGATCGGCAGGTTGTGCAGGTCCACGCTGTCGCGCGGCTGCATGACGCCGACGGCGTGGCAGATGGCCGACAGTTCGCTGCGCGAGATCTTCACCGCCGTGGCGTTGGGGTTGTTGAGGTTCAGCCGCGCCCAGAGGATGCGGTTCTTGTACTCACCCTCCAGGATTGTGAACGTCAGCTCGAGGTAGCTGCCGTTGCCTGACTTGACGGGCTTCATTTCCGAGGCGGTGATGGCGGCGAGGTACTTGCCCGCCGGAAGCGGCTCGAAACTGGTGGTCGGTTCGACTTCGGTCGCGTTGAATCCGTTGAGATTCGCCATGGGTCAGTTCTCCGTGTTGTGGGTGGTGGTGTCGGAATCGGTGTCGCCGACCAGGCGCAGGCCCGGCCCGGGCGACTGGTCGCGGGAGGTGTTCATCGCCTCCATCAGCGCCGGCCACGACAGCGGCAGTTGCGGCGGCAGGCCGTAGCGGTTCTTTGCGAGAATGACGTTGGTGCCCTCGGTCAGCAGCGTGCGCTGGTTGCCGTCGCGCGAGGCGTATAACACCGCGTCGGCCCATTCGATGAACGGCGGCGCGATCCACTGCGGCAGATCGGGCGCGGCCAGTCGCAGGTCGAAGCCTTCCGGCGCGGTCATGCGGGTGTTGGCGGCGTGGGCCAACAGGATGATGGCAAGCCCAGAGTCGGCGACGGCGTTGAGCATCGGCAGCAGGTCGCGGTAGACGATGTTCTGCACGATCTCGCGGGCTTTGAAATACCCGCCGTGAGCGGTGCCCAGCGTGTTGGTAATGTCGCCCTGGGCTTTGCCATCGAGGTCCAGCACGACGTGCTCGACGATGCGCTGCACCATCCAGTCGATGGTGTCGATGGCCAGCGCCGAAACGTCATCGCCCGGGGGCGGCGGCGACGAGGCCAGTTCGACCAGCCACTGGCGCATCTGCGGCCAGGACTGCAGGTACGGCGTGCGCTTCAGCCCGCGCACCGCCCCGGCACCGTTCTCGCAATCGATCAGGATCGCGTCGGCCGATGCGGCGAAGGTGGTCTTGCCGACGCCCGGCTGGCCGTAGACGATCATCTTCGGCGGCGAGGGCGTGGTCGTGTTGATCAGTGAATCCATCAGTGGCATTGCAGTTCTCCGTTGTTCGGGGTTGCGCCGCAGATGTGGGCGTACCAGGTGATCGCTCGCCGTCCGCTGACGCGGCAGGTGCGTGCCGGGCCGTTGCAGACCAGGCCATCAGCCCGCAATCCCGGCAGGCGCTTGTGGGCCTTGATGTCGATGCAGTCTTCGATCTCGCGGGCGGTTGCGCCGGGCATCTTCATGAGCGCCGCCAGGCACATGGCGCGCTGCTGTTTCGCAGCGCCGCCGATCTCCATTTCTCGCCCGGCCAGCGCCGAGGTCGGCGGGTCGCTGTTGCGGTAGTTGCGAATCATGTCGGTACTCCTGACTGTCTTGCGGTCATGGTTCATGTCCTCAGTCGCTGGCCAGCACCCAGGAAGTTGGGAATGGCAGGTGCGGGAGTCGAACCCGCCCCCAGAAGTTCTCTTGTGCGAGACTTCCGAGGCCCATTCCGGGGGCTGCCGAAGTGCGCCCGTGGGGTGGCCGTCGCGTTTGGTGGACTCGCCACAAGCCGCACGGGCGCGGGAGATGTGTCCGGGAAATTCCGGGGTCAGGCCACATCGAGCACGCGCACCTCCTCGTATCCCGTGGGCCAGTGGTCGCGCTGGTGGCAGACCTGAAGCCACCGGATGGCGGCTTCGTTTTCGCGTTGGGCGATGGCCAGCGTGTCGTCGCTGACCAACCACACGCCGCAGCGGAAGGGTTGCTTCTTCTCGACGGCGACCAGATGCACCGGCACGTACTGGTCGATCACCTGAGCGAGAACGGCCCGGTAGAACGCCATCTGGCGGTGGTAGCCGTAGCGGCGCGCGTCGGACTCAAACCAGCACAAGTCATCGCAGGTCTTGAAGTCAACGATGCCGCGATGCGGATGCGTCCAATCGATACGAATCTGACATGGCGTGCCGCAGTACTTGGCCCGCAGAACGCCCTCGGACCGGCCATACAACAGCAAGTCCACGGCCTTGTTGTTGCTGGCGACACCGGTGGCCATCTGTTCGATCAGGTCCACCTGGTCGTGACTGAGCACCGGCTTGCCTTGGGCCTCGGCCCATGCGGCGAAGGCCTTCGTGTTCGACCCAAACGGCTTGTTGGTCTTGGGATTGATCGGCCCGCCAAGCGCGAACTGCGTCTCGTAGACATCGCGGCCCTCGAGAATGCGGACGTGCGCGGCTCGGCCGAGCAGGTAGGCGGGCGAGTCCTTGTCTTTGATCAGCCCGATCGCCTTACGGCGATGCAGCAGCGGGCATTTCACGAAGTCCCGCAACTGATGGGATGACAGATACTCGCTCGCCTTGGCGTGATACTGCTGCGCCGGTTCGACTTCCAAGATGTTCAGGTCAATGTTCAAATCCATGGTCTCACTCGCATCGGTGTGTCCCGGGGCCGTTTTCCCCTGGGGGGCATAAGTCAATTACCCGGCGCAGGGGAAAACGGGCGGGACAAACATCACGACAGGTACTGATCGAGGCCCTTGGCTTTGAAAAACTCGCGCAGCTGGGCCAGGTGCTTCTCGCGGAAGGTGCTGCGAGGAATGCCCATCTCCCGCGCCGCCTGCGTGACCGACATGCACTGCAACAACTCCACAGCCCGACGCAGCTCCGGCGACAGATCCTCAAGCACCGACGCGATGTCGATGCGGAGGTGGTTGCGCTCCTCCGCCGGACGGCGGTACTTGCCGCTGCGAATGTCGGGATCGTCCTGGTCGATGAGGCTGTACCGCGGGACCGGATCCGAATCGATCCCGATGTTGATCTCGTCGTTGAGCGAGCAGACTTCACGACGGTGGTCGCGCTTCTCCATCTGGCGATGCCGGATCAGATTGCGGCCTTTGCGGTCGATGACGCATGTGACGAACAACTTGAAGTTCGACTTGCTCGGGTCGTACTTCGCCAGCCGTTCCAGCAGGTCCAGAATCATCTCCTGCTTGATGTCATCGATGTCGTCAAGGGTGAAGCCCGCCTTGCCGACGAGCTGCGTTGCCTTGATGTTGACCATGTCCAGTGCGAAATCGTCGAAATCATGAAGTCGATTGTTGGTGTCCACTTGGGACCTCCCGTTGGCCGGGAGGCGTCGTGTGGATGCCGACAGAGGCTGCGACCACAAACAATGGAGGCGTTGCAGGATTGCCGCTTCTGCGGCACCCACAACGCCTCCACTTCGTGGCCGGTTAGTTGTGCTGTGTCTTCAAGTCGTGAATTACGTTCGATCAGGGGAGCCGAACCCCATCGCTCAGGCGTACACCTCCTCGACGGTCATGCGGAAAGGCAGACCGCGTTGAATCTCGATGCATGGGATCACGCCGTCGCCCAGCGCCTCCAGTTGGGCGAACAGATCGCGGACTTGGGCTTTGAGTGTGAAGTCAGACTTGGCGGCTTCTGGACGCGGCCCGTTGTCCCCGCCGAACTTGATCTCGCGGATGATGCGCGGCGGCGGGTCCATGACCGGCTCGCCGCGCCGAACGTTGAGCCGTTCGATGCGCCCGAAATTGATCCGCTGCATCAGCTCAACGAGGCGACCCTTCGGCGCGGTCAAAGTCGATTTTGTGAGGGTGTCTCGGGGTGGGTCGGTGACGATCTTGTGGCTTGAGGCCATGGTGTCCTCAAGGCCGGTCGAATTGCTCCCGAATCAGCCGTCTCGCGCACGGTCGAAGGTCTGTGCCGCGGCAACTCACCGCGAGGACTCACAGGTGCGGTCGGGGCTGATCGGTTTCGAGCCGATCCGGCCTCGCCCGTAGCCCGAGGTGTCGCGGTTGGCGCATGAAAAAGGCGGACGCGAAGTCCGCCTATCGTGATGTATGTGCTTGCGAATACGGCATTAGCGCCGTTGGAGAACTTTTTTCTGTCTGTCGCGGCGTTGCGACGCGACAGTTCGGGCGACAGACGGCGAGTCCGAGTCGGCCATGATCTCCGCAAGGCCGCCACGCCGCTCGACGGCGCGCTGAATCTTGTCTTTGCTGATCGGTTCCCCCGTCTGCTGCGTCAACGCACTGGCTGCCTTGCGGTACGAGCCGTGCTGTTTGTAAGCCGCGATGAGGATGTCGTCCCACTCTTTGGACTGCATCTCGGCGGCAACCTGACGCCGTACGGTTTGCTTCTTCACCTCGGGGTCAACCGGCAACGCTGATCGCGCCTCGGCCAAGGTGTCGGCGTCGGTGACGATTTCGCTGATCGCCGCCACATCGAGTTGGATGCCGTGCGGCGTGAGTGTCGCGACCCGCGACAGTGCGACAACTGCCGGCACATGGCCGGGCCAGATGCGCTCGTCCGGCGCGTCGCGCGGCACGAACACGATCGCGCGACCCCCAGGACCGAGATGAGCGGCGACGGCCGCTGCATCGGTTTCGTGCAGCCGGGTTACCATCACCACCTCGCGCGTCGACTGTTTCCACGGCGTCCGTCCCAGCCGCCAGAGCCGGCCGGGAACCATCGCCTTCGGTTTGGACTTCAGGTCCAGGGCGTCGGACAAAGCCTTTGCCAGGCCGTCGCAGTCGACCTGCCACCCGACGCACATCTCGGCGGTCACTTCGACCCGCATCGACTCCGGGCAGCGGATGAAGTAGCGCGGCGTTGATTCGGGCGTCCGCCGGATCGTCACCGGTTCGATGTGCGCTTCATCACAGTTGGGGCATGGAGCGTGCAGGCCGCCGGCAGTCTGACGCACCAACCCGAGTTCCTTCAAATCCTCCAACTCACCTGGCGGCCAGCAGGAGGTTTCACTGTGGTCGAAGACTCGACCCACGTCGTCAACCGCGTCCAGCAGCACGTGGAATAGATCACTGCTCGTCATCGGTCACCACCTTCGACAGCTTCAGGCACCGCTCGCCCACTTCGCGCTGCTCATCGGGCTTGCTCTTGAGGTTACTGGAGTTGGAAGCCACATCGAACGACATAGTCGGCTGGCGACCGTGTCCGTTGCACTGGAACTTCAACTGGAAGGAGGCCTTGAGGACACGCGCTCCTGCGACAGCGACGCCAGCCTTGAGCCATTGCTCGATCTTGTGGTAAATGTCGTTGCGATGCCCTTTGGGATCAGCCTTGATCTCGATGTATCCGCCGCTGCCGCGCGGGGCGATGCGGAGCAGCGTGATGCGTGCTTCCTCCACACCATCCGCCGGATCGGTGAGAAGTGGGAAGTCAGGTGTGAGCAGATGATCGAGTTGGTACGCCGGTCGCATGGGATCAGCGGGGTCGATCTCCTCATCCAATACCGCCTGACAGAACGCACTTTGCAGCGGCTCCCATACCTTCTTGCCGCCTTGGGCAAACAGCTCCATCGACCCGTCGTCGGCGTTGTAGACGAATACGTTTTCGAACGCGTAGCGGTCCGCGCGCACGACGGGCTGATCGCTGTCGCCGTCGAAGACCAGGTGCTTGTCGGGGTAGTCGTCGAGGTACGCGAAGAAGTAGTCACCACCACCCGAGCGACGGTAATGCACGATGTGGCAATGCCGGCCGCGCATCTGTGTCGGGCCGTAGAACGAAGTGAGCGACTGTGCCAGTCGATCGCACAGGTGCTGGTCCACCACCAGGGCCTTTTTCGGCAGGCTGTTTCGGCGGTTCCAGTATCGGCCAGCCGCAAGGGCGTCGGCGCGGGCGAACATCGCCGCCTCGTCGAATGCTTCGGGCACGTTCAGGTAGACCCACATCGCGTTGTCCGCCTTACTCGCCTGCGCCTCGAAGTCGGCGGCGCGTTCGGGACAGCGCCAGAGGATTTCTTCGGCGAGGACCGCACGACCGCGATGATCGGCCAGCTCGCAGACGTCACGGAGGATGACCTGAACCTCGAGCTTCTTCGGCTCGTCCATCGCCTGCCACGCCTCGAAGATGGCGTCGATCTTGTGCTCGGTCAGGTCGTCCCACGGCACATCGTCGAGTTCGCCGCGCCGGCGAAAGAACTCGCGAAGAAGCGGGTTGGAGATTTGTTTCAGGATTTTGCGAGGCTCGAATGGCTTGGCCAT